CGCGCCCCAAAAAGCCCGTGCCGGTCACGGTAGACGCAATCCGCATTGACGTCAACGGCACAACGTACATAACCGGGCGGAAGAGATTCTGCGAGGAAGCAATCGGACGAACGGTGTTTTTGACAGAGGAAGCCGCCAGAAAGGCTTTGCAGGAAATGGAGGGCAAGAAGGATGATTAAAAACAGAGTGTGTTTTACCGTCCGAGGAGAGTTCGGAGCGCAGATGAGCTTCGAATCAGAAAACACGATCCCGTATGAAGATCTGTGCAAGTGTATCAATAAAGATACGCTGATAGAGCTGATGTGCCTTGACGTAGTCGGCTATACCGGCGACGATATTCAGTTCATCACGCCAGAAGAGTACGACGAGCGCTTTGGAGATGACGAAGATGCCTGAGGAATACATCAGCCGCGAGACGGCGCTTATGAAACTAATGCAGGACGGGTGCAGCGCAAAAACTTGCAATCCATCTCGGATATGCCCGCCGCCGACGTTGCGGAGGTGGTGCGGTGCAGGGACTGCAAGCATCGGACGGAATATGGAAACTGCGGGCATCCACGGCAAAAAGGGGTTTTGCCATCGGCATATCCATTCGATTTTTGCAGCTACGGAGACCGGAGGGTTGACCATCTTGCATTGGAAGCGGAAACCACGCAGATCATTGACGGATGATGCACCGCCTGCGGTGAACTTATGGATTGCATCGAAGCGGCAGACTATAAGTTTTGCCCGTATTGCGCGAAACGGATAGTATGAAAGGCCTGCGGTTTGCTCGTGGGAGCGCGAAAGGAGGGAAGCTGATGCAGGATTGCTGCTTGACCTGCAAGAACCTGGAATACAGAAAGAACTACGTTTATCCGTACCGGTGTTTGAAGCACAAGGCCGAACGGTTCTCGGAGAAGGAATTTGAACGGATGTACTTTTCCGGAGAGGAATGCAAGGACTTTGAACAAAGGAGGTGGCCCGATGGGCACAATTCTGGCGATTGACCCCGGCAATATTCAATCCGGCTATGTGATGGTCGAGCACGACGGCGAAGAAATTCGCCGCGTGCTGGAGGCCGGGAAGATCGAGAACCCGGCAGTGACTGATATGCTGGATCGGAAGCTTTATGCGAACTGCATAGACGTTGCAATCGAGATGATCGCGGGCATGGGCATGACGGTCGGACAAGAGGTGTTCGACACCTGCGTCTGGGTCGGGCGATTCTGGGAAATCGCGTTGAGGTCGGGCGGATATGAGCCGAAGAGGATCTACCGCCGGGAAGAAAAGCTGGATCTGTGCGGTTCACTATCTGCCAAAGATGCCAACATCCGGCAGGCCCTCGTTGACCGCTATGCGCCCGGCCAGCCGAATTTCGGCAAGGGCACAAAGAAGAATCCCGGCTTCTTCTACGGCTTCTCGGCGGATATGTGGGCGGCGATGGCGGTCGCCGTGACGTATTTCGATAAGTACATCAAGGGGGTAAAGCTATGAGCAAGATGCAGCGTAAGCCGCCAAGACCGCCGATGCAGCTGACGTGCGATGCCTGCGGGAAGACGTTTATGCGCGCACCGTCGAAGTACAAGGCAAAATACAATTTTTGCAGCGAGGCGTGCGCATGGACGGCACATAGGGACGCTGTGATGGGCCGGGCGGAGCGCGTGCGGATCCTGATCACGTGCTCGATCCCGGTATACCCGGAAATGCGGCCTGTCTGCGGACGGGTGTATCCTGCCGAGAAATACAAATACAGGACAAACCGGACGGGCTACGTCGTCGAGGTGGGCGGCAAACGCGTATGTGTGAGGGTGGACGAATGCAGGGAAATCTAGGGCTTACACCGGTGCAGGCTCCGTGCAAAGGCTGTGCGGACAGGCACACCGGCTGTCACACGGACTGCACCCGATACATAGCATTCCGCCGGGAGGCGGACAGATACAAGCAGGAGAAATCAAAGGACGCGGCGAGATATGCAACGACACGGGGCTGTATGCGGACGCTGCACGATGCGAACCGCGCAAAGCGCGAAGGGAGGCAACATTACTGATGAGCACGCCGCGATACGGCTGGTGGGCCTATACAAAATGGATGATCCGCAGCTATAAGGGCGGCGGGCTGATGACGAAGGCCGAGCGCGCTGCCGTTGCGGATGCAATCGCGGAGACGGAACAGCTCGTTGACGGCGCGGAGCGACTCCGGCTCATAGACTTGGTTCTTTGGAAGCGGACGCACACCTTACAGGGCGCTGCGATGGCGGTTTATGTGTCCGAACGCACCGCGCAGGAGTGGCACAGGCAATTTATTCGCCTTGTGGGGCAAAAAAGAGGGCTTTTATGAAAAAGTCTGCGTCCCAGAGCCAAATTTAACATTTACTATAAGGGCGTAGAGATCAACTCTACGCCCTTCTTCATCGGCACCGCAGCGTTCTGCGGAAACCTCCTCCTCCTGTTCTCGTGTTCTCCGGTGTGAATAAATATATTTATTCACACACGGAGACACGAGAACGAAAGAATGAGGCAGAAAGGAGCGGCTATGGCGAGTTTGCGCGCCCTTGCACACAAGCTGCAAACAGCGCTCTTGTACAACGGAATCAAAATAAAAATCAATCAAATGCAGACCTATTCCGCGAAAAATGACAGGATGGTGACGAAATACATGGTTTACGAATATCGACCTGATGAAAAGCCGAAGAACGTCACTCTGCTGGAAACGTACCAGATTGCGGATGTGGTGAAGCTGCTGGCAGGGCTTTACAGCGATGGCGGATGAAAAACTTACGCCGAAGCAGAAACGATTCTGCGAAGAATATTTGAAATCCGGGAATGCAACGGACGCAGCGAAAAAGGCCGGGTACAAAGAAACATCATGCAGAGTGATTGCGGCAGAAAACCTATCAAAACCAGCTATTTCTGCTTATATAAAGCGCAGGATGGATGAACAGGAAGCGGCGCTGGTTGCTGACGCAAACGAAGTGCTGCAGTTTTATTCTGCTGTCATGCGTGGCGAGGTCAAGGACCAATTTGGCATTGACGCTTCGCTTTCTGACCGCCTAAAAGCTGCGGACAGTCTTTCAAAACGTCTTGTTGCAGCAGAGCTTAAGCCAAGCGCGGAGAATGCTGTTCGGGTGATTATCGATGTCTGATGTTCGACTGTCCGAAAAGATTGGGCCTGCCTTTTATAGCGTGGCACGTGACGTGTTTCAGCATGGCCACACGCACTATGATGAGAGCGGCGGGCGCGGCTCGCTGAAATCCTCGTTTGTGTCCATTATCGTTCCGACCCTGCTGATGCAGGAGGAAAACAAAAACTGTCATGCGTTGGTGCTTCGGAAGGTTGCGAATACCATTCGTGACAGCGTTTATGCACAGTATGTCTGGGCAATCGGGGAGCTCGGCGCGGCAGAATATTGGGAGGCGAAAGTCTCTCCGATGGAGCTGATTTATAAGCCTACAGGGCAGAAGATCATGTTCCGGGGCGCGGATGACCCGATGAAGATCAAATCCATCAAGGTACCATTTGGTTATATCGCTGTTACGCACTTTGAGGAAAAAGACCAGTTCGCCGGTCGTGCCGAAATACGAACGATTTTGCAGTCGACAATGCGCGGCGGCTCTAAGTTCTGGAACTTTGAAAGCTATAACCCGCCGATTAGCCGCGACAACTGGGCAAACAAGGACAGCTTGGAGGAACGGGCCGACCGGCTGTGCCACAAGTCCACGTATCTGCAAGCACCGCCTGAATGGCTGGGAGAACAGTTTCTTGCAGAAGCGGAACACCTGAAAGCCACAGATGATCGGGCGTATCAGCATGAATACCTCGGTGTCCCGGTCGGAACCGGCGGCAATGTGTTTGACAACCTGGAGCTGCGGGAAATCACTGACGAGGAAATGTCGCACTTCGACCACATCTACCAAGGCGTGGACTACGGCTGGTTCCCTGACCCCTTTGCTTTTATCCGCCTGCATTACGACAGAGCGCGGGAGACTATCTACCTGATGGATGAAATCTACCAAAACAAGCTTACCAACGAGGCAAGCGGCAACATCATCATTCAGCGTGGATATAAAGACGCATATATTACCTGCGACAGCGCGGAACCTAAAAGCGTAGCAGACTACCGCGCTATGGGCCTTCCGGCAAAAGCAGCGGTCAAAGGCCCCGGCTCTGTTGACTATGGCATGAAGTGGTTGCAGCGGCGCAAGATCGTCATTGACCGGAAACGCACACCAAACGCATACAACGAGTTCGTAAATTACGAATACGACCGAAACAAAGACGGAGATATTATCAGCGGTTACCCGGATGAAAACAACCATTTGATAGATGCCACCCGGTATGCCGTTGAGCGCATTTCCCGTCGGATGGGAGTTATCGCATGAGCAATGACGCAGTTATCAGAAAACTGAATGAGTTAGGTTATTCCACTATCCCCGAAGCGTTTTACAGCAAAGTGGCGGAGTGGAAAAGCTGGTATCAGGGCAACGTAAAGGGTTTCCACAGCTACCGCGTCCGTAACGGTGAAAGCATGGTTAATTGCAAGCGGTACTCTCTCGGCATGGGGAAGAAGCTGTGCGAGGACTGGGCTAATCTGCTGATGAATGAGAAAGTACAGATCACCCTTGAAGGGCAGAAGGAACAGGAGTTCATCGACCGCGTTTTGACCGAAAACAATTTCACGGTCAAGGCAAACGAGATGCAGGAAATGAAGTCCGCTCTTGGCACGGTGGCATATATACCCCGCGTCATCGGGCAGGAGATCAACGAGGGTGGCGAGATCGTCCCCGGTAATGCTTCCGGCATCATTCTGGACTATGTGACTATTGAGAACATTTACCCGCTGGCATGGCAGAACGGCTTTATCAGCGAGTGCGCGTTTTCCGCCGTGGTGACACGCAACGGGCACAATTACCTGTATCTCCAAATCCACCACAAGGACGAGGGCGGAAGCTATATCATCGACAACCGCATTTATCGTTATGATAACGAGATGCTGTCTGACGAGCAGCTTGCTAACGTCAAGGGCTTTGAGAATATCCCGCCTGTGGTGCATACCGGCAGCGACAAGAGGCAGTTTGTTATTGACAGGCTTAACATTGCCAACAATTTCAACTATCTGCTTCCGACTGGCATTGCAGTGTATGCAAACGCTATTGACGTGCTACAAGGCGCGGATATTGCCTATGACAGCTATGTAAACGAGTTCATGCTTGGGAAAAAGCGTATCATGGTCAAGCCCTCTGCGGCAAAGTACCTTGACGGTGAGCCGGTATTCGACCCGTCCGACGTGGTGTTTTATGCGATGCCGGAGGATGTGAGCGACGGCGCGGTCATTACCCCCATTGATATGACACTTCGGACAGCGGAGCACAACACGGGCATTCAAGATCAGCTCAACATTTTGTCCAGCAAGTGCGGCTTTGGAGAAACTTACTATCGTTTTGACGGTGGCAGCGTGGCAACGGCTACGCAGGTCATCAGCGAGAACAGCACTATGTTTCGCACGATCAAAAAGCATGAAATCATCCTCGAAGATGCACTGGTGGAGCTGTGCCGCATTCTTCTGCGGCTGGGCAATACCGCAATGGGCGTGGGGCTGAATGAGGACGTTGAAATCTCCATCGACTTTGATGACAGCATCATTGAGGACAAGCAGACTGACTTTTCCCGCGATATGCAGCTTTTGCAGGCGGGCATCATGAGCGATTGGGAGTTCCGCATGAAGTGGATGAACGAAGACGAGGCGACCGCAAAGGCGGCGCTGCCGAAGATGCAGGACATGGTAACTGAACAGCAACAGGAGGTAGAGTAATGGGTGGTAGAGGTGGAGCCGGTGGCGGCATTGGAGCCGGAGAATTTGGGCGTGGGCGCGGTATGAGCCTTGCGAGGTTTTTGTCACAACAGGATATTAACCGAGCAAACGCTGCGTCTGTCACTGATATGGGCGATATTATCAGGCGCACATTTGAGCGCAACGCTGCTGAAATCAATGGGCTTGAGCTGTCGGACGCTGAAAAGAAAGACGCCGTAAAGCAGATGGCAACTCTCGCAACAACGGCACTAAAAACGGCGGCAGGAGCAGTCAATCCTTATGCAAGCGGGCCTGCGCGTCTGACAACGGCGCAGAAAACAGGAAGCGCCGCAGACAGAGCTGCAAGAGCGCGCGGTGAAATGGATAGCTACATGCGGAAATTGCGTGACCAGTCCAGTAAAAACCGCAAAGCAGCAGAAAACAAGGCGTTTTCCAATGCCTTTGTAACAGCGCAAAAGTCCGGCGCGTTGGAAGTTACGGTAAACGGCAAGAAATACCGCAGAACTAACAAGCGCAGCGGTACATGGCGTCCGGTATGATTAACTTTGAAAATCTCGACAAGTTCACATTCCCCGGCGTTGGAAAGTACGACATTCCGCAGATTGAGCCGGTCAAGGCATATCCGCAGGGAGAATTTATCCCTGTAAATTACCATTACACGGCGAAGGACACACAAAGCAAGATCGTGCATTTTTTTGTGGACGATTATCAATTCATCCGGTATTGGAACACGCCTGACAAGTACATTCCGCAACTGTCGCAGTTTGCGGCGGTGTGCGCACCGGACTTTTCTACCTACACAGATATGCCGATGGCGATGCAGATATACAACCATTACCGCAAGCATTGGTTGGCTGAATACTGGCAGCTCCACGGCATGACGGTTTATCCAACGATCTCATGGAGCGACGAGCAGAGCTATGATTGGTGCTTTGATGGAGAGCCTGTCGGCGGAATTGTTGCGGTTAGTTCGGTAGGCACACAGCAGAACAAGGAAAGCAAGCGGCTGTTTTTGCGCGGCTACGAAGAAATGATGAAACGGCTGTCGCCGGAATGGGTGATATTCTACGGAAAAGTGCCGGAGGAATGCGACTGGAATGTAATTCGAGTAAAGCCGCACTATGACGATATTGTGAAACGGAGGAAAGCGAATGAAATATCCGTTTCAGCCGGAAATACTTGATGCCCTTCCCGAAGAGCTGGCGGAGCTGTACCGTGGACTTGAGGACACGCTGCTAATGGAGATATGTTCCCGGCTGAAGCTGCGGGACGAGCTGAACGAGGTCACGGTGCAGGATATTCGGGCGCTACGGGCGCATGGTATCGATCTGAAAGAGATTGAGAAGGCAATCCGCAAAATTTCTGGCATTAGCGAAACGAAGTTGAATAAGTTGTTTGACGATGTGGTAGAGCGCAACCAGAAGTATTACAACGAGATTATCGACCTTGCGCACATCACGCAGCCGGAAACGCTGGTAAGCGTAGAAGATACTTGGGCAATATACGAGCAGACGAAGCAAACACTGCGCAACATAACGCGCTCAATGGGCTTTTTAGTGAACGCTGGCCGCACAATGCTACCCCCCGCAAGGGCGTACCAGTGGGCTTTGGATAATGCCACGATGCAAATCCAGAGCGGCGCTATCAGCTACAATCAGGCTATCAAATCGGCGGTGCAGCAGCTTGCGGGTGGTCTGAAAGTCGTGAACTACGAAAGCGGACACGTCGACCACATCGACGTTGCTGTTCGGAGAGCTGTCATGACCGGCGTGAATCAGATCTGCGACCAGTACACGAACCAAAGCGCAGAGTACCTTGAGACGAGATACTTTGAAGTGTCTGCGCACTCTGGGGCGCGTGACAAGCCGGGTACGTCGCCATGGTCAAGCCACAAAGACTGGCAAGGGAAAGTCTATTACCAGAGCGAAAGCGGCGAACCTGACCCGCTGGGGCTTTACGATGACCTTGTGGAAACGACCGGTTACGGATATGTTGACGGTCTGACAGGCGCAAACTGTAGGCATCACAAATACCCGTTTGTTCAGGGAGTTTCGGAACGAACTTACACAGACGAACAGCTCAAGCATATCGACGATGGTCTTGGCTGCACGTTTGACGGAAAGACTTACACGGCCTATGAAGCGACGCAGATGCAACGCCGAATAGAACGGCAAATCCGCGCGCAGAAGAAGCTTAGAAACGCATACAAAGAAGCTGGGCTTTCCGAAGACGCGACCGCCGCAAACATAAAGCTTCGGCGGCTGAACGCAGAATATAGCAGGTTCAGCAAGGCCGCAGGGCTGCCGGAACAGCGTGAGCGGACAAAGGCCCTATACACAGATGCAAAATCCGAGGCTGCGGTCAGTGCGGCGAAAGCAGCAAAACCAATCACGAGGCTGCAAGAAACGCTGGATGTGAAAGCAGGGATTGTGAATGGCGTTGTCCCGAAAGGGTCAGAAATTGGGTCTATTCGAGAAATAGCCGGTGGAGGGTCCGGGAAGCAGCTAAAGGTCGCGAGCTTCCTTTCTGAAAACTACGGCGGGGAACCGTTGCAATGGCGGAAAATTGGCGGTATAATACAAACGGACAATTTCCAGTATGATGTTCACTGGTTTGAATGCAACGAGAAACACTTCGAAGAAAAGCTGAAAGGGGTGAAGAAGAAATGAAGGTGAGATATAAAGGAACGACGTTCGGCGGCGGGGTTCTCGGGCTGACGGATGGGAAAACCTATGAATGCGTGGGGGTCGAATATGATTTGCTCCGCATCATCGATGATGAGGGGGAGGATTACCTTTATTCCGCTTCGGCCCCTGCACCGCTCAATGGCAAAATCAAGCCGGGCAAATGGGAAGTGGTAGAAGATGACGATCAGGGAACGCTTTCAAGACTGATTTCTAAGGAGAATGCATGATTGACGAAAAACTGAAATCCGCTATTGAGCGGGCGCTTGCCGCCGGGTTCCGCGTCCAGCTAAAGCGCATGAAGGACGGAACAGTAAAGGCGCAGATCATCAAGGCGGAAGAACTGAAAAAATAATACAGATACCGCAGCGCAATTGAGCGCGCGGAATGGCACGATGAGCCAACTGACTACGATTTGTTGTCGGTTGGCTCTTTTTATTTATCAACACTGTCCGACAGGACGTTAAACAAGGAGATTTTTATGACAGAAGAAACCAACGTGCAGGGCACGGGAATCACTGCTCCTGAGCAGGAAAAGACGTTCACGCAGGCCGACGTTGACAAGATGATTCAGTCGAGGCTTGACCGAGAACGGAAGAAATACCCCAGCGAGGAAGAAATCACCGCATACCGGACATGGAAAGACAGCCAGCAGACCGAACAGGAACGGCAGGCCAAGCAGGCGAAGGACCTTGCGGACAGCAAAGCTGCTTTGACTGCATCGCAGGCAGAGGTCGAGCAGCTGCGGCGCGACAAGTATGTGTTGAGCAAGGGCTTGACCGGCGAGGATGCCGAGTTTATCGCGTTCAAGGCGATGAAGATGGTCAACGACAAGACCACGTTTGAACAGGCTGTCGACGAGCTTACAGCGAATCGCAAGAAGGCGACGTTCGACTGGACAGCACCGGCAGGCGGTGGAACCAAAGAAACAAACATGAACAGCACGATGAACGCCCTGATTCGGGGCGCTCTGAAATAACGAAGGGAGAATCATATGCCGAATATTATTGACAGAAATGCACTTTCCGGTCTTATTCCGGAGCCTGTAACCCGCGAGATCATGCAGGGCGCTATCGCGGAATCCGCAGTCCTGCGCATGGGTAAGCGACTGGCGAATATGTCCAGCAAGACGCAGACCATCAACGTCCTGGACGCGCTGCCCTCTGCGTACTTCGTCAACGGCGAAGCAACTGATACCGGAGCCGGTGAAGCTTTCAAGCAGACCACGAAGATGGCGTGGGACAAGAAGAAAATCTATGCCGAGGAAATCGCAGTTATTGTCCCCATCCCCGAAGCAGCACTGGATGACGCAGATTATGACATCTGGGGCGAGGTTCGCCCGAGACTGACTGAGGCGTTCGGTAAGGTCATCGACGCGGCAATCCTCTTTGGCACCAGCAAGCCTAGCACTTGGCGCGACGGCGTTGTTCCTTCGGCCATCGCTGCCGGTAACGGCGTACCCGTCGGCACAAGCGTCTTTGACGACATCATGGGCGAGAACGGCCTGATCGCGAAGGTCGAGCTTGATGGCTTCAATCCGAACGGCGTTATGTCCGCGATCCAGATGCGCGGAAAGCTTCGCGGCTTGAAAGACACGACCGGCCAGCCCATCTTCAAGTCCGATATGCAGGGCGCGACGCGCTACGGCCTTGACGGCATGGACATGTACTTCCCGATGAACGGCGCATTTGACCCGTCTCAGGCGCAGATGATCGTCGGCGACTGGTCGCAGTTGGTCTATGCAATCCGGCAGGACATGACGTTCAAGATCTTCACCGAGGGCGTCATTCAGGATCCGACCACAAAGGCCATCACGTATAACCTCATGCAGAACGACATGGTTGCGCTACGTGCGGTCATGCGGCTTGGCTGGGAAATCGCGAACCCGGTAAACGCTTATAACGTTGATATCGCCAATCCGTTCCCGTTCTCGGTCTACGGCAAGGCTGGAACGGTTTCCACTGTGACTGTCTCCCCGGCAACCGCGACCGTGGCGAAGGGCGCAAGCAAAGCATTTTCCGCCTCCGTTGCGGGTGAAGGCATTGTAAGTGGAGACGTCGAGTGGAGCCAGAGCGGCGCAAAGTCGTCTATCACGGAAGGCGGCGTGCTGACGGTCGCGTCCAATGAGACGTCCACGAGCATTACCGTCACTGCAAAGTCGAAGCAGGATAGCACTAAGACCGGCACGGCTACCGTCACGGTCGGTTCGTAAAAAAATGAAAGGAGCTGGTACGAATGATCTATGCCGACTATGAATTTTACTCCGGCTGCTACTACGGCAGCATCAATGAGGAGGATTTCCAGCGTCTGGCCGTCCGCGCTAGCTCCTTCCTCGATTATTACACGCAGAACCGAGTAAAAGACTACGTGGATCTCGAAGCTGTGAAAATGTGCTGCTGCGCTCTGGTCGACCAGTATATGCTGATCGACACGGCGCAGGAGCTTGCCAGAAAGAATGTGTCCGCCGGGCTTGCATCTGAAGAAGGAGAATTGCAGAGCGAGACTGTAGGCGGCTATTCCAGGACGCTTCGCAGCGGCGGTGATTCTTCCGTATCCGCATTGAAAGCGGCTTCGGAGGCGAAGAATGCCCTTGCAAGCGTAGCGCGTGAATATCTAGCCCATACCGGGCTTCTTTACAGAGGCAGGTGTTTAGCATGTACGCTCCCCACACTGTAACAATCTATAACGTCACGCAGGAGCAGGATCCGGAAACGTTCAAAGATACGCAAAAAATCCATATCACGGTAATTCGCGGTGTAATGCTCCAAGCGTCAAAAGCGGCTAACGTCCGCGCGAGCGGGCTTGAAGGAGCAGATGCGGTGAATCTGTACATTCCGTTTTCTGCGGCTGCTGTAGACGGCGTGGCAGGTGCGGAGAAGCGCTACGTCGGTCCGCAGGAGTTCTGGCGCGCAACTGATAAAAGCAAAATCTGGACGCTATCTACGGACGGTAACGGCGGCACAACATTCTTTGTGAAGGGCGAAGTAGTCGAGCCGGACAAGACGGAAGAACAGATCGAGATGCTTTACGATGATGTGTACAAAGTGACAAAGGTGGACATGAAGGACTTCGGCAGTCCGTCTATGCAGCACTGGCAGGTCGGAGGCTCGTAATGCTGAAATTCAGCATAAAAGCAGACGGATTGGACGCGCTGCAGGAAAAGCTCGCGCAGGCCTGCACCAAAGCAGAGCATATTGTTGCAACGCAGGTGCGGAAGGACACAAGCCCATATGTGCCGTTCCTGACTGGTTCTCTCGACGAGAGGACGCAGGTTGTGGGAAATTCTGTTGTCTACCCCGGCCCGTATGCGCGATTTTTGTACTACGGGAAAGTCATGGTAGATCCGGAGACCGGGAGCACATACGCGCCGAAGGGCGGCACGAAAGTGCTAACCGACAAAAACCTTGTGTTTAACAAAGCCGGACACGCACAGGCGCAGGCGCACTGGTTCGAGGCGTCCAAAGCCGAAAACCTTGATAAATGGATCCGTGTTGCGGATAAGGCGGTGAAAAATGGCCTCTGAAAAGCAAAGAAAACTGGTATCCGCAAGGGAAGAGCAGGATATTGCCCGAAAAATGATGATCTGGGCAAACGCCTTTTCCGATGACGACATGCCAGCTGCAACGATCAACTATGAATTTCTTGCTGCGGATTCTGCAAGTATGGCGCTGTCCACTATTCAGGGCGCGTATATTACGCAGAAATACATCCTCGGCGGGCATGAAGCGGAATACCAATTTAAGATCATCGCCCGCATTATTCCCGGAAACAGCAACGACAAGCGCCTGAAATGTGACGCCATGCTGAATCGTTTTGGGGACTGGGCGATGCAAAACTACCCGTCTCTGGGCGATGGGATGCGCGTCAGGCGCGTGGAAGCGTCCAGCCGCGCGGCAATGTTCGCCCGGTACGAAGATGGCTCGGAAGACCATCAAATTCTTATGAAACTGACATATGAGGTGATTTAATTATGGCAGACATGACCTTTAATACCACTGCTGGCCAGACCATTGACCGCGAATTGCTGATCGCATACCTGAATACCGGCGAGGCGTCTACGCCTGTCTGGTCTCCGTTCGGCAAACGCGTCACGGATTCCAGCATGGAGTACGATTGGCAGGAGGATTCCAGTAAGGATATCCTCGGCACTACAAGAACCACCATGAAGAAGCCCATCATCACGCAGAGTTTTGACCCGTGCGAGCTGGACGCAGGCGACGCGGCGCTTGTCAAGCTGTGGAATCTGGCCATCAAGGATCAGGACGCGGCAGCTCTGGCGAATCAGGACGTTCTTATTGTCCATCACTACGCAGGCACTGCAAAGACCGCTGTCTTTGCAGAGCGCTACGACGGCACAATGGTCAAGCCAGCAAGCCTCGGCGGTGAGGGTGGCGGCTTTGTCGGTATGCCGTTCGATGTGACGCTTGGCGGTACGCGCACAACCGGCACGGCTGCGGTCGGCAGCAACGGTGCAGTTACGTTCACGGCTGATTCTGCGGCGTAAGGAGGGACGCTAAATGGCAGATATCAGATTTGATACTGGTGTACAGTCCTTCCAAATTAACGGCGGCGTGAGTGTAGAGTTCAACCCCACGGACAGCGAATTTGCGAAAAAGCTATTTTCGCTGTTCGAAGAGTTGGAATCCAGACAGCATGAATACGCAAAACGCGCCGAAAACGAGACGGACCCGAAAAAAATTCTAGATTTGGCGGATCAGTTCGACAAGGAGATTCGCGAAAAAATCGACGCGATCTTCGGAAAGCCAATTTGCGCCGATGTATTCAAAACGAATGTTCTGGCGCTGGGGGATGGCCTCCCTGTGTGGGCAAACCTGATGCTTTCAGTTCTTGACCAGATGGATACCGGCTTTGATGTCCAAAAAGCAAAAACGAACGCCCGCGTCAAACAGTACACGGAAAGATGGGCGAGAAGAAAACGCTGATTTACGCGCTTCCGACGTCTGCGGAGATCAACGGGACGACATATCAGATCGAGTCGGACTATAGGGCGGTGCTGGATATCCTCACCGCCCTTGTTGATAACGATCTGGACGAGCAGGAAAAGGCACTTGTTTCTTTAGGCATCTTTTATCCGGACTTCGACGAAATGCCCGTAGAAGACTATCAAGAGGCGCTGAATCAGTGCTTCCGTTTTATCGACATGGGAGAAGAGCGGAAGGAGAAGAAACGCGAACCAGTTCTGATGTCTTGGGAGCAGGATTTTAACATGATCATTGCCCCCATTAACCGCATCGCCGGGTGCGAGGTGCGGGCCCTCGAGTATGTCCACTGGTGGACGTTTCTTTCGTGGTACAGCGAGATTGGGGACTGCTTCTTTGCGCAGGTGGTTCGCATCCGCGGCAAAAAAGCACACGGGAAGTCTCTGGACAAGCAGGACAGAGAGTTTTACCGGAGGAACAGGGATGTTATCGACCTGAAAACAACGTACACAGAGGCGGAAAAGGACGTTCTCGCTGCATGGGGCATCTCAAAATAAGGTGGTGAAAAAATGGCGGATGGGAAAATCGTTGTGCAGGCGGAAGTTGATGCAAAAAAAGCACAACGGGAGCTTGACAAACTTACGGCAAGAATCGACAAGCTGGAAACCGACCTGAAAAAGAGCAGCGGAGAGCAAAGCGGGATCAAGGCGCAGCTTGACGCGGCAAAGGAATCCGCAAAACAGGCAGAAACTGCGCTGAAATCGTTGCGCGCAGAATCTGAGCGGCTGCGGCAGGTCACATCCGGTGAGGTGTCTGCATCTCCCGATGCGTATATTTCTGCATACAGTCGGCAATCCGAAGTCGCTGCACAGATTAAGGAGCAGGAAGCGCTTCTGAAAGAGCAAGACAAGATCGTTGAGAGCTTGGACAGCAAGTACGCAAAAATTACGGACAAGGTAATGGAGCAGACCTCCGCGCTGGATGCGGCGAAGACACGCGCAGGAGAGCTGACGCGAGAGATCACAAACGCAAGCGGCGCGTCTGAACGAATGGAGCTTGCCGCAAAAAATGTTTCCGACAGCAGGAACACGTTCAGCAGGCGTGTTTCCGGGCTTTTTAAGCGTGTCCTTGTATTCTCTCTGATTACCAGAGCTCTGCAAAGCCTGCGGACATGGCTCGGAAAAACAATCATGCAGAACGATGCGGCGCGTGCAGCGGTTGCGCGGCTTAAGGCTGCGTTTTTGACGCTGGCCCAGCCGATTCTTCAAGTCGTGATCCCCGTTTTTGTGAAGCTTGTGAATATCCTCACGCAAGTTGTTACTGCGATTGCAAAGTTCTTCGGCATGCTGTCCGGTAAAAGTTGGAGCGCGCAAGTCGCAGCGGCCAAAGGGCTGAATGCGGAAAAAGAAGCAATCGAGGGGGTAGGCTCCGCAGCCGAAGACGCCAGCAAGAGCATGGCAAGCTTCGATGAGATCAACCAGATTACCAGCAATCAGGCATCTGGAGGCGGAGGCGGCGCAGGCGGGGCGGCGTCTACGGATATCGCGCCGGATTTCGCAAATCTCGACATGGCAGAGGACAAGCTCCACGACATTCTCGGCTTGGTAGGAGCGATTGCAGCAGGGCTTCTGGCATGGAAAATTGCGAGCTTGTTCACGAACGACCTGAGCAAGATTTGGGGTATCGCCCTTGCTGTTGCCGGGGCGTTTGCGCTTGTATACTTCTGGCTGGATGCTTGGAATAACGGGATTGATTTACAAAACTTCCTCGGGATGCTGGCAGGGCTTGCCGCGCTTGCAGTTGGACTTGCAATCGCCTTCGGACCAATCGCAGCAGGAATTGCGCTCGTTGTAGGCGGTCTTGCCATGCTGGTTGTTGGTATCAAGGACGTTATTGAAAATGGCTTCAATTTAGTAAATACGCTTACGATCATCGCAGGGCTGCTTGCCGCCGGTATCGGCATTTCGATTCTGACGGGTAGCTGGATCCCACTCCTGATTGCGGGATTTGTTGCCGCTCTGGTTGCACTTGTTTCCTTTACCGGACATGGCGAAGAACTAATCGAAGGCCTGAAAAATATCATAGACGGATTCGGTAAATTTTTCAAGGGTGTGTTTACGGGTGACTTGAAGCTTGCCGCAGAAGGCGCGAAACAAATTTGGGAAGGGCTTAAGCAGACGTGGAATGCCATCATAAACTCCATCAAATATGCATGGGATATGTTCATTACATGGTTACAATCAAAAAGCCCCATGCTCGCGGCGATTTTCCAGACATACGGAAACTTTATATCCGGCCTATTCAACAGTATAAAGCAGTGGCTAAGCGGAATCATCGAGTTTATCAGCGGCGTTTTTACCGGAGACTGGGCAAAGGCGTGGGAAGGCGTAAAGGATATATTTAAGGGAATCTGGAATGGAATCATTACCGCTGTTGAATATGCGATAAACTTTATCATCAACGGTATAAACCTCCTAATCTCCGCGCTGAATACCATTCATTTCGAGGTTCCTGATTGGGTTCCTCTAATTGGCGGTAGTTCTTTCGGAATTAGCATTCCCCTAGTGAGCAACGTTGCGCTTCCTCGTCTCGCGCAGGGCGCAGTCATCCCCCCAAACCGCGAATTTCTCGCCGTTCTCGGCGACCAGAAGAGCGGGACGAATATTGAGACGCCGCTGGCAACGATGGTGCAGGCCTTTAAGCAGGCCATGAACGATACCGGAGGCATGGGCGGCAGGCAGATCACGGTTGTTATGCAGCTCGACCACAGAGAACTTGGCCGCGCGGTGTATAACCTTAACAACGAGGAAACACAGCGCGTCGGCGTGAAGCTTGCGGGGGTGAAGGCATGACAAGCATTTTGAGCCTTGACGGCAAGGAGTATCCGAATCTGCATGTTGTGAGCCTAAAGCGTTCGTTTGCCGTCCTCGACGGCGACAACGCAGGCCGCGTCATGACTGGCGCGATGACCCGTGACATCATCGGCACGTACTACAATTACAGCATGGAGATCGATCCGGTATCCTCCGATCTCTCCGAATATGACGAATTTTATGAAGCGATTTCCGCCCCAGTAGACAGCCACGTTCTAACCGTCCCTTATGCACAGACTACGCTCACCTTTGACGCTTACGTCGCAAACGGCGAGGACGAGCTTGTATCCAAGTATGGCAGCCGCAATGATTGGCAGAACCTCGCGATTAATTTTGTCGCCATGAAGCCCAAGAGGACGCCAGTATGAGTGTAAAAGTTGTTTACGAGGACGTCGCAGTCGGCGCAGCTGACGCCGCGACCGTTGCGAGCAGCGACGCAAATGCATTTTCCATCATCCAAGATCTGCCGCACGGAACAAACCAGCTGTTAATCGAAACGAACGAGCTGAACCAGTGGATATTGGACGGCTCCCGGAAGATCCGCACGGCGGAGACTGCGGCGTTCTGGTCGGCGGAGCAGAGCAAGGCGGACTGCACCTTCGATACAAACCCGACGATTACTGTCACGCTGGACGGTGTATTTGCGTCCTCCGGCATCTTCTTTAACTTCGACGGCGGAGCAGGCGATTATTGCAGTGAGCTGACGCTTACGTGGTATAACGGTAATACAGTTGCGGCGACGCAGCAGTTCATGCCGGACGCGCAGAAATACTTCTGTGCAAAGCCTGTATCGGCTTATAACAAACTGGTAATTGAGATCACGAAGACAAGTTTGCCGTACCGGTACGCGAAGATTCGCCAGATCTTTTTTGGCATCGTTCGCGAGTTCGAACGGGCGGATCTGCGAAGCGTCAGTGTGACGGAGGGTATCAGCGTGATCTCGGACGACGTTGAAATCAACACGCTTGATTTCACGCTAGACGATTCCGATGATATCGAATTTATTTTCCAAGAGAAGCAGCCAGTAAGTGCCTATGACGGAAGCAATCTGATCGGCGTGTTTTACATCAAGAGTTCGTCCCGGTCGAGCGCTCGCCTGTACGACGTTTCGTGCCATGATGCGCTCGGCGTCCTCGACGACGAGCCGTTTTCCGCTGCAATCTACAGCGGCAAGAACGCAAAGGATCTGATCACAAGCATTCTCGGTGGGCACTTTTTGCTCGACATGGACGAGAGCCTGCAGGCCGAGACCGTCACAGGCTATATTCCGGACTGCACCTCTCGCGAAGCCTTGCAGCAGATCGCGTTTGCGCTCTGTGCAACTGTAGATACGAGCGGCAGCCGTGGGATCTGCGTGCGTAAGTTGACTACGGATACGGCAACAGAGATCCCACTTGACCGGCTCTATACGGGCGGAAGTGTGGACACCTCCGCGATTGTGACAGAGGTGCGCATCACGGCGCACAGCTATTCTACGTCCGGCAGTGGCGACAGCGTGACTGTTGGCGGAAAGACCTACTACCACACGACATCAGTCACGGAAAAAACCAATCCGGACGTCACCACCAGCACAAAACCGAACGTCATTGAGGTCAAGGACGCGACGCTGGTCAACCCCAGCAACGTCGCCACCGTGGCGCAGCACGTCTACGACTATTACATGCGCCGCCAGACGCACAGCGTGAAGATCGTTATGAAAGGCGAAGTTCCGGGCGATTACGTCGAGACCACAACGCCGTGGGGGACAAAGATCACCGGAACGATTACCGGCATGGGGATCCGGCTCAGCGGTATCGCGGCGGCGGACTGCGAGATTATTGGCACATAGAATGGAGGTGCGACATTTGGTACAGGGAGATTCTTACAACCTAATCGTTACCGTTAAAAATAAAGGGGAGCCACTGGACATTGCAACTATCAAGAAAGTAGAAATATCGCTGCTTTATTTGCAAAAAAGTTATCCGGGTGAAGTCAGATACGAAGACGGGAAATTTCTGTTTCCCCTCACCCAGCAGGAGACCTTCCGGCTCCCGAAACTCTGCCAGATGCAGGTGCGCGTGAAATTCAGGAGCGGGGACGTGATCGGCTCGGAGATCAAGCAGATCGACGTTGTGCATGCGCTTTCAAAGGCGGTGTTGTGATGGGCGGCATCGAATTTGAACTCAAGAATCGTGAACCGGTCGACGTTTCCTTTAATGTTTCCGTGCGCGCTGACAGCGGCACCGGCTGCGGATACAACATCGGCTCCGGCCTCAAACTCGACGCGGCCACCAATACCCTGTCCGTCGACACGGCGGAGGCAGTGGAGAAGGACAACACCAAGCCCGTAACCAGCGCCGCCGTCTATACCGAGGTCGGAAACATCAATGCCCTGCTGGCGACAATCTAAAGGAGTGATTTTATGAGCACACAGACGGAAATTACCAGACTGCAGACCGCGCGGAACAAGCTGCGCACATGGCTCGTCGGCCTCGGCCTTGCCGCGAGCACGGACAAACTCGACGCGCTGGCAGACAAGGCCGCCGCCATCAAGAATAACGGCGCGATCGATGCGCAGGTCAAGGAGGGCGAGAGCTACACTGTTCCGAAGGGCTATCACGACGGCACAGGTACGGTCAAGGGCGTCGGAGGCGGCGGCAATTACCAGCTGCAAGCCAAGACCGTCACGCCGACCAAGGAGCAGCAGGCGATCACGCCCGATCAGGGCTATTACGGCCTGTCCGGCGTCACCGTCGGCGCGATCCCGGAAAACTATCAGGACGTATCCGCGACAACGGCCGCGCCTGGCGACGTACTGGCGAACAAAGTCTTTATCGACGCAGACGGCGTGACGCAGGCAGGCACCATGTCGGACAACGGCGCAGTATCCAAGGTTCTGGACGCCACGACCGGCAATCAGGAATACACCGTCCCGGCGGGCAAGCACTCCGGCGCGGGCAAGGTATCTGTTGTGCTGGAAACCAAGTCCGCCACGCCTGCCGAGGCCGCGCAGGACATCACGCCAACAAAGGGCAAAGTCCTCGGAAAAGTAACGGTAGGAGCGATTCCCGCCAAGTACAAGGACGTCTCCGGCGTGACGGCTGGCGCGGGCGACGTGCTTGACGGCAAATTCATCGTCGACGCGACTGGCGCAAAGATCGAGGGCACGATGGCCGATAACGGAGCGATCGCAAAGACCCTCGACGGCCTGACCGTCACCAGCGCGACGATCCCCACGGGCTATACCTCCGGCGGAACGGTAAGCCTGACGGACGATATCGAAAACGCGCTGGCCGCGCTGTGAGGGCCGGACTATGAGCATACAGAACGAGATCGACCGCATTGCGGGTTCGAAAACCACGCTCGGAAATTATTTGCAGCAAAACTGCGTTGCTGTGCCGCAAGATGCAACGCTCGACCAGATGGCGCTGCTGCTGGCGGATGTGACCGAAAAGCAGAACAAGATCACGGCAAGCGGCATCCTCAAGGGCGACGGCGCAGGCGGCGTATCTGCCGCCGTGCCGGGGACGGACTATCTGGCGGAATCGGACTTTTTCATCTGCACGGTAACAGGCTCCGACGGCAGCTATACGTGTGATAGAACGCTGAATGAGATCAAGACCGCTTCGGCGGCGGGCAGGATCCCGGTCGTGCGCTATAACAGCGGAACATATTTCCTGTCGGGGCTGACGCAGATGATGGCGCGGTTCATCCAGCCGAACGGCGCGTCGGTCGACACAATCACGATCCCCATGACGGGCACCCCGTCGAAAAGCTCCGTATCGCTGCAGACGCCGCCGGGAAGCTACGAGACAGCGGCTCCGACAAGGATCGCGCTGACAGACAACACCGAATACCGCTTGACCGGCGTGCAGACGCTGACCATCACGTTCCCGACCGGGGACTTTGCATGCTGGCTGCGTATTACGACGGCGGCGAGCGGGACGGTCTCGGTCACATTCCCGGCAACGGTAAAATACATCGGCGAAGCGCCGTCGTTCGGCACGGGCGAGACGTGGGAGCTGTCCGTCAAGGATAGCGTCGTTATCGCCATGAAGGAGACGGCATGAACTGGATGGAAAAACGTAGACGCGCCCTGATGGCCGCCGCAGCGGCGCCGGCACTCGTGCTGGACCCGGTCTTCGCGAACAACGACTGGGCGACGATCATTGCCGCCTGCCAGAGAAAGCAGGTGCCTGAGACGTGGGCGGTCGGAGACCAGAAGGAGATGACCATCGGGCAGTCGTACATGATCGACATCATCGGCAAGGATCACGATACATACGCCGATGGCTCCGGCACTGCGCCGCTTACTCTGCAGATGCACGAGGTCTATTCCCTCAGCTATGCCATGCGGTCTGACGGCCACAACACCGACGGCTGGGAGAACTCCATTGTCCGTACCACCGCGATGAGCGAGATCCTGAGCGCCATGCCGGATGAGGTCAGGGCGGCCGTGCGTGAGGTATCCAAGCTGACCGGCGCCGGAAGTGCGAGCACGACGATTGTAACGACGGCCGACAAACTGTTCATCCCGTCGCAAGTGGAGCTTTTCGGCAAAGCAAGCCTCAGCGCGCCGGGCGAGGGCACGCAATACGAATATTACACGCTGAGCGGCAAACGGGTGAAATATGCACGCTCCGGCGCGAATGTCGAATGGTGGACGCGCTCGCCGGTCGTGACGAGTACCTCCACCTATGTCAGGCTCTACCGAAGCGGCAGCGCGTACAGCGCCGAGCCGAAGAAGAACTCATATGTTGCGGCGGCGTGGTGCTTCTGACGAAAAAGGAAAGGGGAGAAGACAGAATGCTGTATCTGAAAGCAGGCAATATGGAATACCCGGCCTCCGTCACCGGCAGGGAGATCGACCGCGACTGGGACGGCAGGGCTTCAAAGACCGTCACCCTGCAGATGACCTATGCGGAGGCGGCGCAGCTGTTTACGGACGGACTGGTATGGTCGGTCGTGGAAAAGCAGCCGGATGAGGATGGCACGGAGCAGACCATGCGGGAGAACGACTGCTCCGGCTACTGCGTGGCCGGGCCGATCACCGACAACCGCGACGGCACTTGCACCTGCAAGATGGGCAAGAAAACAGCCAGTGATATTCTGGCGGAACTGGAGGCAGCCTATGACGCAGGATAAATTGGAAAAGCTCAAATCCGCGATCAAGGACGGCAAGCTGGTGCAGGAGGCGGGCGGCATCACAGAGGACGTGACACAATCGGACAAGCTGGGCTACGACTGGCGCAACATCTACGTAAACAAGATCCTCGTCCGGCAGGAGTACGTTGAGCAGGCCGTGAAAGCCGGCACGGCGGACAACCCAATCGTGTGGGCCTCCGGCATGCCCCTCATCCAGAACGCGTACTACACGCACAACGGCGAGATCAAGGTCTGGATGGGCACGGCCGGGAAAAAGGCCGACTGGACAGACGCGGCCTTTGTGCCGATTTGATAGCGCAGAAGGGAGAAAGGCTGAACGTGCATGAGCACCATCATTGACATTCTGATCACCGACCGGACACAGGCGGACGTGGAGCGCGTCAAGGCACTGGCCGGGAAGGGCTTTGCGGCTATGACGGCAGACGAACAGGCGGAATGGCTGGCCGGGATGAAGGGCGCATACAACGTGAGCGATTTGAACCGTGTTGGCACGGCTCTGAACTATTTGACTGGGCGTCTCGCGCCGCTCTGTGGGAAGGATATCCAGTGGCCAGCTAAGACGGATTGGGGCCTGACGGACGTTATAACGGCGTCACAGGCCGCTGTATACCGGCAGCAGATACAGGATGTGCGAAACGCGCTGACGTATCCACCCGGAACGCCTGCTGCGCCGGAGATCGACCGGCTGACGTACACTGGCGCAAACGATATTGAGCGCATTTTGTCGCTGTGCGAAACGCTGATCGATAACATCATTAAGGCGTTTCGGTACACCGGCGCGGCGGAATGCGCCGCAGGAGGACTGATATGAAAGACAGACAACCGACACAGGTGCTGGCCAACGGCGCGATCCGATACGGCATTTACGGCGTCGACGGAACGCTCGACCGCTACGAATACATGAAGCGCGAGGACGAGCCCACCATCGAAGGTACGCCGCTCAATAAGGCAAATCTTTTATCCGACGTGACGGAGAATAAGATCTGGAACAACAAGGAGAAACCGACTGATCCGACCGTCAACGATGCGCTGTACGAGTTATCTAAAGGCACGGCGCGTATTGGCGACATCTCCATGACTGCCCGCGGGGATCGCTCGGCTTCGTGGCTCCCCTGCGATGGACGAGCGATCTCAAACGTCACGTATCCGGATCTGTACAACGTCTTGCGGACGGACGTAGACGCGGGAGACTGGGACGAAATTGAAGTCACGGGCATGATTGGCACGCACCCGTCGATCTCGTACGCGAATGGGCATTGGTTTATCGTAGCGAAAAGCGGGAACAACTACTCGTTGAAAGTCGCGACATCAGACAATCTTGAAACATTCACGGTTGCGAACATCAGCAACGTTGGAACAACACAAAAAACGGTGGTCGGATGCAGCAAAGTGCACTACTACGATGGTAAATATGTATTTGCCTATTACACGACAAGTGGATCGCACAGGGTTTGCGTTATCTATGCAACGTCCCCGAATGGGCCGTGGAAAGTTGCTGCAAATGAGTCCCTGAGCAGCTTGGGAAGCTACATACGGTGGGAACCCGGAGAAGTGCTGTTCTATGGCGGAATCTACTATGTTATGCATCCGAGATACGCAAATGTACAGCAGCAGAGGTACATATGGGCATCCGATTTAGGCGGGAACTGGGACTACGGATCAATAACGCAGGAGTACGTCGGTTCGTTCGTGCAAGATGCAGAATATGGGCCTATTTATGCCAGCAAAAATGCTGGTGGCATGCAGAAGTTTATGGGCCTCGGCAGCACGCCGACTGCACTTCCGGCCCATTTTGGATACCCGGGCCCCGGCCTTGCGGTAAGCGGGAGCAAAATCGTTGTTGTAGAGGGAAACCAAATATCCTATTCGCTCGACGGCGGACAAACAATCGCCGGGACAACGGCGCTTGGTGGTACATATACCGACTCCGTCCGAAACATGGCGGTTTACAATGGCGACCTTCTTGCCGTTGCGCTTGAAAACTCCAATGGGCACTATATTGCCGTAATGAGTGCGCTGGATGCTGCGCCCGTGATTGCTTCGACCACATACAATGTTGCTGGGCTTGCGATCGGTGGGAACGTGGTTGCCGGTATCGTCGACACATCCTCAGATGAGCAAATTAAAATCCTGAGAAGGGATTTTTCCTACTCCGCAAAACGTATCCCCAACATCACCCCCGATGGCCGCAGTTATGCTTACATCAAAGCGCTGGAGGAATAAGCCATGCAGGACAGACACGGCACGAATGATCTTGCAAACGGCGCTGTGCGGTACGGCGTGTACGATGCGGACGGGAGCCTGCTGCGGTACGAGTGGATCCGGCCAGAGGATGAGCCGCTGGAAGCCGGTACGCCGCTGCTCAAAGCAAACCTTCTGACGGACGCCACCGCCGCAAAGGTCTGGCCTGCGGGCAACGCGCCCGCTGACCCGAAGATCGACGAAGCACTCGCCAAGCTTACCACGCCGCGCGCCCGCCCCGGCGACGTCGTAACGACTGCCCGATATCTCGATGAGACATGGCACGTCTGCGACGGATCGACGTTTTCCCAGACTGATTACCCGGCGCTGTACGCCGTTCTCGGTAGCACGACGCTGCCGGATATCAGCTATTCAAGCGACACCACGACATACATCAAAATGGTGGACGATTAGCCCGCCGGAAAGAGAAAGGTACATAATCAATGGATGCTGGAACCATCACTGCGATCATCTGCGCCGTCCTCGGCTCGTCCGCGCTGACGGCGGTCGTCAACGCCGCTATCAGTGCAAGACAGAAAAAGCAGGACAAGTCCGATAATCAAAACACCCACCTTGCAGAGATCGACAAGAAGCTCGATCGGATGCAGCAACATCAGGCGGAGCAGTATTTGTCCATCCTGCGGCTGACAATCATGTCAGAGGAAATGCCAATGTCCGAGCGCCTGATCGCGGGGCAGAAGTATGTGAAGCTGGGCGGAAACGGTGACGTGAAAAGCTTTTTGCACCAGCTCGAAAAACAGTGCGAACACAATGGAGTTTAGTAAAAAGTGGCTGATCTGCAGCGCGCTCGTCGGCCTAGCGCTCATCATCGCCTGCGCGGCAGGCGCAGACCTGACAGAGATCACGCTTGCGGTGCTGGCTGAAACGACGGCTTCCAGCGGGTTTTATCTCTGGAAAGCCAAGAATGAGAACCGCGCGAAGTACGCGCAGAAGTACATGGATAAATGGGCCGAGAAATACGGCCCGGAAGCAGCGGCACGTATCGCGGAGATCGTGCTGAAGGACTGAAAGGAGTATACATATGGAAAACATCAAGAAGCGGCTCGGCAATCTGCTGAGCGTAAAATCCATCGTCACGCTCGGCCTGACCATCATCTTCGCCGTCCTCGCCCTGCGCGGCGATATCACCGGAAAGGACTTTCTCACGATCTTCCTGACGGTCATCACGTTCTATTTCGGCACGCAGTCGCAGAAAACGCAGGACGCCATCGATGCGGCAGGCAAGCCGCAGGAGGACGCGCAGAAATGAGCATCATGAAAGCCTCCGAGCTCGTCAGGCGGCACATCGACGTCGCGAAGAATTACAAGACCGTTTATATGTGGGGCTGCTTTGGCTCGCCGGTCACGGATGGGATCATCGCAGAGAAGGCCAAACAATACCCGGACTGGTACGACGCCGCAAAGCAGGCCAGATTCCGCGGGCTGATCGGGAAGGGCTACTTTGGCTTTGACTGCGTGAACCTCACAAAGGGCATCCTGTGGGGCTGGAACGGCAACAAGAACGCCTACCACGGCGGCGCACGCTACGCCGGAAACGCCGTCCCGGACGTCTCCGCAGACGGTATGATCGCGAAGTGCAGGGACGTATCCGCGTCCGGCTGGGACAAGCTCGTTCCAGGCGAAGGCCTGTGGATGCCCGGACACTGGGGCCTGTACATCGGAGACGGCTTGGCCGTTGAGTGTACGCCGATCTGGGACAACGGCGTGCAGATCACCTGTGTCGGCAACATCGGCGTCAAGGGCGGCTACAACAGCCGCGTATGGCAGAAGCACGGCAAGCTCCCGTGGGTGGACTACGACACGGGAACTGTCGACAAGGCCGTCGAGGACGCCAAGAAGACCATCAAGGCAAAGGCCGGACTTGCGGACAACACGATTAAATATCTGGCAGATTACAAGTACGGCGATGACCTGCTGAAAAAATTGGCTGCGGCTATGAAGTAAGGAGGCGGCGCGATGGCACCGCAGGCACGAGTTAATCTGCCGCCGGAGCTTGGCAGGCTGACGCGGAAGGACATGGAGGCTGTGATCTATCAGGCCAATCTTGGCCGGGAAAATGAGAAGATTGCGCAGCTCTATTTTGTCGATAAGCTCCCGCAAGTGGATGTTGCAACAGAATTGTATCTTGGCCGCGCCACCGTGCAGCGCCGCCTGCCGGAGATCATGCGGGAGATGCAGCGGACATCGAGCAAACTGTATAACTGAGATAAGCGCCGGTTTCTCGGCGCTTATTTTTTTATAAAATTTTTGAAAAACTCTTGACATTTACGCTCATTGAGCGTATAATAAAGCCATAAGATAAATCAAGGCGATAAGCCGGGAGGTAACAAAAATGGCACTCAACACTTACGGTATTAAAATGATCGGCCTGCGGAAGACGTCCGGCGCGACGATCAACAGCAGCAACGGCTACAGCCAGATTTCCTATGACAAGGCGACCGGTGAGCTCCTCGAATCCTGGCACGTCGGATCCCCGATGAACAGCTGGGCGGAATATCATGACCATGACGTGATCCACGTATGCAACACGTCCCGTCATATGACGATGCAGCAGCTTGCCGATGCCGTCCACTGCGCACTGACCCACCGCCCGCTTGAGGCATTTTAATCGATGGCAGCGGGGAGACTGCCGGACGGCGGACGCAGAAAGATTGGCGGTACGGACTTCTGCGTCAGCTGCGGGAAGCCATATATTATAACCGCTCCCGCGCAAAGCTACTGCCCGGAGTGCGCGCCGATTAAGCGCACAGAAGACCGGAGCGCATACGTGAGAGTGTCTGCCGGAAACGGCCCCCGAAGGTTGGGCACAACGGACGTGTGCGCACGGTGCGGCACCATTTACACACTGACAGGGCCAAGGCAAAAATATTGCCCCAAGTGCGCGGATGCGCTGAAACTCAACATATCCCGGCGTCACCTTGGTGATACGGCAACCTGTGAGATGTGCGGCGCTGAATATACCATTGCCGCCGGGAACCAGCGGTTTTGCCCGCGCTGCTCGCGCGGCCCGTCTGCGATAAAAAGGTCGGTAGCGTCGCCCGGGCGGAAGCCGCGCAGGCGGAAGCCGCCAAGGAAGACGATCCGCGATGGACTTGACTGCGGGACGTTGACGTTCCGCGACCTGCTTGATCGTTACGACATAACGCAAAGCCGTTTTGCGGAATACTTGGGCCTTGACGTTAGCACCGTTAGTAAATGGTGCTCTGGAAAAATCGTATGCAGGCCTTATATCATTGCTATGGCCGCGAAGATTCTGTCGCTTGCCGCCGACGAGGTGCGCGGCGACGCCGAAAATTGCAAAAATGAGGAGGAACCCACATGAAACTCACACCCGCAATCCGCGCTGCTCTCTACGCCGAAACCGGCGCATACACTGACCGCGACGCCTATATCTCGGATCTGGCACTATCAAGCATCTGGGGCGACGCCGAAGACGCCGAGATCCCAGCGGAACGGCTTGCACTGCTCTGCGCGGTCTGGGATGGCGCGCACTGCACAGTCCCGGAGCTGCTTAAAAAATACGGGCTTACACAGACTGGCTTTGCACAGTATTTTAACGTCCCCCTGCGCACCGTGCAGGGCTGGTGCCTCGGTGAGCGCGCATGCCCGCCGTATGTGATCGCGATGGCCGCGGAAATCTTAGCCATGAACGATCGATAATGCAAACTAAGCCCGTGGACTTCTCCGCGGGCTTGAATTTTGAACCAAATTGATGCACAACTGAGGCACAAGAAGCCGCAAAAAAGCCCATACTGGACACATCAAAGGAGTGTTCGGTATGGGCTTTTCTTATTTCAATCCAAATCCCGCCGGGCAGAAGGTCGGGGACTGCACCGTCCGGGCTATCGCAAAGGCGACCGGGAAGAGCTGGGACGAGGTGTATATCGGCCTGTGCCTGCAGGGGCTCATCATGGGCGATCTGCCGAGTGCAAACAGTGTGTGGGGTGCGTATCTCCGGCAGCATGGTTTTACCCGGAATGTGATACCGAACACATGCCCGGATTGCTACACGGTCGGCAGGTTTGCCGATGAGCACCCGCGCGGGACGTATATTCTCGCCCTCTCTGGGCATGTAGTGTGCGTGCAGGATGGGACGATCTATGACAGCTGGAATAGCGAGAACGAAATCCCGCTTTATTACTGGGTAAAAGAAACGGAGGAATGAACATGGCATATCCCTATTTCAATCCCTATTATCCGCAGCCGATGCCGGATAACCTCATGCAGATGCGGCAGATGCAGCAGCCACAGATGCAGCCCATGCAGCAGCCTATGTCGCAGCCAGTGCAACAGAACCCCATCGCGCAGAGCGGCGTGCAGTGGGTAAGCGGCGAGCAGGAGGCAAGGGGTTATCTCATCGCGCCCAACTCCGCTGTGGCGCTGTGGGATTCTACCGCGCCGACTGTGTATCTCAAGCAGGCGGATGCAAGTGGGAAGCCGACGCTCAAGATTTACGACCTTGTAGAGCGCGCAGAAACGCCCCGTACAGCTCCGCAGGGAAAGGGCGTGGAATTTGTCACCCGTAAAGAGTTTGACGCGCTGGCGGCGCTTGTGGGCGAAATAAAGGGCAAAAAGAAACGCAAGGTCGAGGAGGACGAAGATGATGAATAATCCGTTTATGGCCGCGCTGGGCGGCGGGCAGGGCCCTATGGGCAACTTTGCCCAGATGGTGCAGCAGTTTAACCAGTTCAAATCGAATTTCAAGGGAGACCCCAAAGCGGAGGTCGAAAAGATCTTGCAAAGCGGCAAACTCTCGCAGGCGCAGTTAAACCAGCTACAGCAGATGGCAAAGCAATTCCAAAGTCTGATGCAATAATTAAATATTTATAGCGTTTTCTTTAATTCTTTATCGTGGCCACGATTTAGATAAAACTGACTTTAATTAAAATTTAATTAAAAGGAGTGATACTATGTCTCTTTCCGATGGCGGCGCTCCCATGCTGACCATGCCGGTACAGCCTACCAATAGCGGTGGCGGTTTCGGCTGGGGCGGTGACGGCGCATGGCTCATTATTCTCTTCCTCATTTTTGCTGTCTTTGGTTGGGGCGGCAACGGCTGGGGAAACAACGCCGGCAATTCCGGCGGCGTGGTCGACGGCTATGTGCTGACCTCTGATTTTGCCAATGTCGAGCGCAAGATCGACAGTGTAAATCAGGGACTTTGCGACGGATTTTACCAGCAGGCGCAGCTTGTCAACGGCACCAACATGGCGATGGCAAACGGCTTTGCACAGGCCGAGCTGTCCCGCAGCAACCAGCAGGCGGCGCTAATGCAGCAGCTCAACGCCATGCAGATGCAGGCCGCAAATTGCTGCTGCGAAAACCGTGCAGCTATCGCCCAGGTGCGCTACGACATGGCGACGCAGGCGTGCGACACGCGCAACACCGTGCAGAACGTGACCCGCGACATTATCGACAACGCCAACAGCAACAGCCGCGCGATCCTCGACTTCCTGACGCAGAGCAAGCTGTCTGACCTCCAGACCGAGAATCAGAATCTGAAGCTGGCGGCATCTCAGGCCGCGCAGAACAACTACCTCATTTCGCAGCTGCGGCCGTGCCCTTCGCCTGCCTACATTACTTGTAACCCGTGGGCGGGCAGCGGTTACGGCGGCTGCGGCTGCAATCAGGGTTGTGGCTGCTGACAACTGCATAGCATAGCTTTTTCGTGACCTCACGAAAATGGTCGGCCCCGTGCCGATACTAACAACAACGCGGCGGGGCAATAGCCCTGCCGCTGTATTTTTATGAAAGGAATGATTTTATGGCTGAATTTACATCATCCGGGATTCAAACTGTCGCCGCTGGACAGAACGTCCCTCTGATCTCCACGGCGGCTTGCGGAAAGCCGTGCATCGTACATCGCGAAGGAAGCGGGCTCGTTACGCTGCGCGGGCTTACGCAGCAATGCAAGGCGAAGTTCCGCGTATCCTTTGGCGCGAATATCGCCGTCCCTACAGGCGGAACAGTAGGTGCCATTACCGCTGCGCTTGCAATCAACGGCGAACCTCTGAGCAGCGCCACAGCGACCGTAACCCCTGCGGCTGTTGAGAACTATTTCAACATCTTCGTTTCCGCATTCGTGGAAGTCCCGCGCGGCTGCTGCCTGACTGTAGCGGCGAAGAACACCAGCGCG